GTGGCTTCAAACAACTCTTTGTTTAATTCTTTATTCATTATGCATAGACCTCCATTTCAGTTGCGATGCCATCAAACCATTCGTAGGCCACAATCTGATTTTCATCAGTAATAACATTGTCTAACCAAAGATCAGCATCTACAAAGTTCCAATTAATAGAACCATCTTTATTAAGATTCTTTTTATCATTACAAGCAATCACTAGTGCTTCACGGATTTTTGTATCAAGGTTTTTCATATTTTCTCTCTCTTTTCTCATTTTCTATACACAGTATAACACAGCTAAAAATAGAAGTCAAGGNTTTTCGAGCATTATTTGAATTTTTTTCGCGCCTGAAACGCGGCTGGGGGAGCGGTAAAGACTTATCTTCTTTTACCTGTAGTGGGATCTTTGACCTCTAGTGGAGTTAATACTTGCATTCCGCCTTTATTATATGCTTGACCTATTACAGCTTCGCCAGTATACATTGGTCGTTCTACTCGCCTACCCTCTATAGAATTAGGTTTTAACGATAGACTCACAGAAGGTATATCACGAGTATCACTTCTACGAGGAACCTCGTCATACGAACTTAGGTTAAGTTCAGTGTGTTGTTTAGAGTCTATTCTCACTCTGCCATGCATGTTATCAATATACTGTTGTAACGAAAGTGGAGAACCTAAACCATGTCGTTTCAAAAACTTATTGTGTTGTCTACATGCGTTCTCATACTTCGCACTATTCAAAGTTTTCTTCTTACGCTTCTTATGATTTCCGTTCGTAGTGTAGTATACAGGAAGTATGTGCATACTCATGCGAGAAACCACCTGTATATACCCCAACAATCAATGAGTATAAAAAAGAAGTTGTGAGTAAACATAGCATTATCACGAACTCTAAACCAAAAGAAGTAACTTAATATAAGGTGTCCAAATAAAAAGATAATATAACCATACTTTGACATCTCTATGTTAGAAGACAGAAGTAGGGCTGCAGTAAGAAACATAAATGTTCCCGACCATTTGCATATACTATTTACTGACATACTCAATTTCCATAACAGATAAGGTTTAATACATTTCATCATTATACCATGACTAATTTCAATTGTCAATACTATTCTCCATATTTATTTCTAGGGTAGTGCAAGCGAACATTGCTCAGTTTTGGGGGGGTGGGGCTATATAATTTCTAAGAGATTTAGGCAGAGGCCCTTTTCTTCTCATATTCTTCATTCTATTCATTGCAAGACGAGCTCTAAGTCTTTTCTTGAATACTCTAAGTTTTTTGTTTGCCATAGGAATATCTCTCTGGATACTTATTACATTTATAGATTGATTATGCCATGCCAGTTTTAATGGGGGGCCCTCTGAGTAAAACCCAAAGGGGTAGAGGAGAGTATCCCAACACCAATCGTCACACCACAATTGTGGAACTTTGCTGTGACCCATACCAACCTTAATGGGATACTACTCCATCTACAAACTGTGAAACCTTATGCTGACTGTAGACCTAAAATCTTATTGCAAGCTTCAATACATTGTATGGTCATTGAACCTTCCTTTATTATAATGTTGTAGGCATTGATCTCTATCTCATAGCGATCATACCAGCGTTCTTTTGATACGTTCTCAAAGACATCTTTGTTTATATACTGAGTATTCAATCGTTCCATGCCTCTCAGTAATGTGCCATTACCATGATTAATCATTATATCGAAGGCTTCTCCCAGATTCATGCTTTCTGGTGTTTGTGGATTCGTTGCTCTGTACAAGCTTCTTTCTTTGAATTTACTGATTGGAAACTCAATGCATTTATTCATATTCATACTATTCTTTCTGTTGGTATTTCAGCTCTAGCTTGAGATACATAATCATCTAATGCTACATTTTTTCTCAATTCTTTTAGATTATGCAACGCATCTTGATTGCCTTGTTTTGCACAATTGTATAGATAAGTAATTGCCTTTTTCATATCTTTTTTTACTTTGAATTTTTTTGTCTTAGAAAGTTGTATATGGCCCAAAAGATACGCACACCCCACATACAATTGTGAAGGTTCATAGCCTTCATCAGCAAGCTCTCGTAATAAACGAAATCCTGTACTTGGACTTCCACTTTGCAGTTCATCTACTGCTTGATTGAAACATAATAAACTCATAAANTTNNCTCTCTNTCCATTCTATNTAACCATTATAACATAGTGTNNAAGGTTTGTCAAGGGCCTATCGTATAAAAACATCATAAGGATCTCGTGTAATCGCCACATCTCCACTGAGATTAGTAGCCATCTGCNGAGAGTCAGTATCTACGGGCGTTTCAGAGGGGGCCGTGATAGTAGCCGCTATGTCTGCTTCAATACTTGGTCGTAATACATCGCGAACATTATCTAGCGTTGTTTCTAACTCTAATTGATACTCTGCCAGTTTATATTGCAGCGTTTGAACCTCATCCTCTAGACTAGGCCCAGTATCATAACGTATAGTTCTCAACTTTGATTCAAGTTCCATCAGTTCATCATATAGTTCTTGTGCCATACCTAATTCCATTATGCACGCTCCTTCCAAGTGGTATAAGCTTCTATGAGTTTATCATCCATCATGTATTGATGTTGCATCATAATGAACTCTAAGTCATAGAGGTATTCATTCAGAGTTTGTTTCTTTTTCTTACTTTGTGCAACTAAGTATTTAAATGCAGTCATTGTTTTCATTAATTATCCTCTCAGTGGATGATCAGCGCGTACTCTAAATCCCTCTAGAGATTTCTCATAGACATTGTAAGCTTCAATAGTCTTTAAAGGATACGACTCTTTGTTCAGCTCTATATCGCTTATAAGTTCATCAAATGGTTTCAAGCCACTGGAATAGTTCATTCCAAGAAACTCACATTCTTTATTCAAAATAGTCATTGCAGCTTTAATCTTCATTACACACTCTCCACAGTATAATACTCATGAGTTAATCGAATACACTCGACTGTTGCAACACCTATAGGTGATGATGAAGATGGTGTAGATAAGATTAAACGCTGACCAATGGCCATCTTTGNTATATCAACACCTCTAAACATGTTTGAAACTGTACCGATTTCTAATGTCATATTTCTCTCTCTTCTCAATTCTATATAACCATTATAACACTACTAGGAAGCAATGTCAAGGCATTTCAAGCATTATTTCAATAATTTCATAATCTTTACGACATCATAAGTACCTGATGCACACCAAGAGCGAAACGCAGAGCATTCCTTACCTGTAGTAGCACAATCATCGTAGTTAGGACATGTAGTACAGGGTAGTACCATCTTATTCTCTGGGCCTGGTATAGAATCTACCTCTGAGGCATACTCTCCTGCTATACCTCTACCCATATAGTTCTCAGAATCAACCCAAATGTTCGTATTCATATTCTATGCCTTATTGTGGTAATTACAAAGCTATTATAACATAGCTCAGAGATAGTGTCAAGGGCTTTATGCTAAATAAATGAAAATAATTGATTATTCTGAGGTTTTCTGAGATATTCTGCGTGTATGTGAAAATAAAACTGATAAGTAGCAGACACTAATCACATCAACTCTATGTTTATCTCAGCCTTTTTAATTATATTCCGCAAAGTGGGTAATAGTGGGAATTACAGAGTAAGCACTAACATTAGTCTAGTAGTCATAGCCTTGGTACTCCTCAATAACCTTACCACTGACACTATCCTCCCTGTATACATCACAATATCCACAGTCATTGCAACTTATGATATGACCACTCTCATCATCATTAAATTCTTCATTATGGCAGTTCTCTGAACCGCACTCAGTACAACGATATTCACCTGACATGCTACTCATGCTTTCTTCTCCTTTTATGCTGCTTTTTTCCATGCTCCGTCAACATGGTTAGCATCTACTATATGTTTTAAATGGTCAGTATTTAAAGGATGTCGTAACTTCCTTAATGCTTTTGCTTCAATCTGACATATTCTTTCTATTGATACATCGAACAGTTTTGCCACATCTTCCAAAGTATGATCCTTATTCATACCGATTCCAAATCGCATACAAATAATCTTCAATTCTCTTGATTCTGGAGTTAACCCTTGCCAAGAAGGCATGCTTTTGATTGTGTCTAGTACTGCTTTATCGTTATGTTGTTGTTCAAGAATTATTTCTGGGTTTGTATCATCTAAAAGATAAGTATCTTCTATTGAGTCAAAGTCTAGTCCAGCTGATTCTATGCATTCTGGGTTTTCTTCCCATGAATCATTATATTCATTTTCCATGACAATCAAGTGTTTCTCACCTTTATACTTATACTTTGTAGTAGTGTTTCCTTTTGCACCTAAAACTCCATCTTCATGTTTCAGATTAGCAAACTCCTCATCCTCTACTACATTGTATAACTTAGAATACTGTTTGCAAATTTCTTGGAATTTAACAGATGTTTTATTACCAATCATATCATCTTCAAACAGTATCTCTGTTGTTACATCCCAGCGATCTTGTGATTTAATATGTTTCATCCACTTCGTTCCAGACCCTAAGTATTTTTCTACATCTTCTTGAGCAGTAATACCGAGATATTTCACTTTTGATTGATTGTGTGTTTTTAAATAAAGTTTTGATGTTTCTTTTTCGTTTTTCATGCATCTATTATAACATGGCTGGCATGCTGTGTCAAGGGTTTAAGTAGGTAGTAAAGGGTGGTTAATGATACCTGTTTCTTCCTACCAACAAAACTATAAGTGTTTCTCAGCGATTATTCTTAAATAAAGTCTTCTAGGCTTCCACTTTCTTTTTTTGCAAACCTACCTATCTTTCTTTCTGACTTACCAGCAACTCCTTTAGTTGCAAGTCTATTATCACAATAGGCTACACAAGTAAACCTTTCTCCAGTTCCAGTGATTGGAGTTACTCCATGTACTTCGTTACTGTCAGCAATGATAACAGAGTTGTCTGGTGCGTCTATTGCAATACCATATCGTGGGAATACTAGATAAGCACCATCATATTCACCTTCACGAAAACATGACATTGTAGTCATGCCAGCATTTAGATCACCAGAGTCTACATGAGCTCCCATCTTAATAGATTGTCCTACATGATAACGATTTGCAGACAGTGTAGTAAAAATACCACCACCGATACGATACTCTGGTTCAATGTATGTTTCACAGAATGCTTTCTGTTTATCATATACATCTTTGTTAGCTTTGATAAATGCTTTCTCATTCCATTCTGATATGACTTGTAGTTCTTCCCATTTCTTTGGATTGTCTTTAACCCAACCAGATGAATCAATACCACCAGTAAATCTACCTCTTTTATAACCTATCATCACAGAGTGTATTTCATTAGAGTATGCAATCATACCCCATTTACCTGTACCAGTTTTAAGTTGATATGAGTTTGGTGTTCGTAGTCGATAGTCTACATCTTTGACTAAACCTTTTGCAAGCATATCTTCTTCTAGAATAGGGCCTGAGCAGTTTGCTCTCATTACAGTAGTATCTTCAATAGACATCAAAGTATTTCTTACAGAGTCATCTCCGTATGCATTCGTAATAACATATGCAAGTGGTACATCAGAACCATCAAGTGANNNAACTGGCTTCATTATACCAGCGTCTTCATCAGTTACTTTTACTACTTGGTCATAAGATGTTTCATCAAGGAACTTTCCATTCCATTGATTGAAAGTTTCTTTCTTACCCAAGTCTTTGGTTACTTTGATATACTTCATTGTATTGCTTCTCCTTTTATCCTATTATGTTTCTTGGTACTCAAGAGAAAAAGTCCTCTAAAGATCCTTGTGTGCCATAACTTTTATCTACTACCCAACCTATGGTAGATACAATCACATTCAATGGATCAATGAATGACTTCTCAAACTGTGTATCATAGTCTATCATCTTATGTAAGTCTAGTTCTTTTGGTAGGTTTGTAATAAATGAGAAAGCACTACACTGATATAAATTAGGTTGTTTTAGATTGATGAATTTGATTTTATCTCCTTCTTGTATGTAAGGATACTTACGACTGAGTCTATTCTTTTTGATAAGGTGATTATATAGGATTGCCCCTTTACAATGTATAGGAGCTCCTTTTGCAAACATTTGATTTGTATCAGCGAATTTGTCTAATCCATTGACTGATCGTGGATATGCAATCTCCTCTGGAGAAAGGTTCATAAACTCTTCTCGGAATGTTTGTATAAATGTATTCAGTTCCTTCTCGTTTCCATTCATTATAATTGATAGAGCTTCTTTAAGTTTTGCTCGAACAGGTGCAGGAGTAGATGATTTTACGACTTCTAATCCCATTACTTTGAGTTTAGCCTGTTTATATTGCACACCCTCTGAATTGTGTACGTTCAGCACGTATCTCTTCTTAGCAGTCCATATACCCTTGTCAGCGATGACTTCTCGGGCCATCTGCATCTTTTGTTCGTAACTGTTTACATATTGATGCAATTCTTGATAAGATTTGTCCATAAATGGTTCAATTTTATTCTTAGCCACAGAGTCGAGGAAGGCGACAATCTTTTCAGTGTTTTCTCCGTTTGAATAGACCTTATTAACAAGTTCGTCAAAAACAACGTACACCGAGTCCGTATCACTTGCAATAACGTAGTCTTTGTTATCAGTCTTAAGCAACTTATTAAGATATTGATTAACAGCACGCTCAATCCAACGAATAGCAAGCTGACCACTTGTAGTAATTGCTTCAGCAACCAGAAGGTCATAGTAGCGAAAGTATGCATTCCCGATTGCACCATAGACACTATTGAGTGATATCTTCTTGGCCATCTGAATGTTGTTATACTTTGATATATCTTTGAGTAGTTTGGGGTCTTTAGTGTTTTCATAATCTTGTTGTGCCTCTAACATAAGTTTTTTGAATTTTGACCTATCATTATACATACTCTGCATAAGTTCTGGAAGGAAGCCCTGTTTGTTTGTCTTAAACAAAGCACCATTTGGTGTCAGTGTCACTCCTTTAAGAATAGAAGTATCCACTTCTTTATTGAGTAGTTTATCTACAGACATGTTTGGAACTTTCTCTTGTGCAACAAGAGTTTCAGTAGATATGTTGTATTGCATAATTAAATGTGGATACAATGAGTTAAGGTCAAATGACATAACCCATTTGTGCATACCGACCTGTGGGTCTTTTACATACGCCCCTTCAAACTTCTCTGCCTTTTCTGCTTTTCTTTTCTGTGGAATGACAATATTCTTTTCACGCAGATAGTTATATATGAGTATATCCCAATACTTGGTAGAACCTAGTACATCCATGTAGTTGACCTTTGCATCATAAGCCATAGTCAAACATAGTTCAATGAGTTTCATCTTGTCTTCAAGTCGATCAACGATTTCTACATCCATGATGTTGTATTCGATAAACGATTGAAAGTCTTTTTGATACCACTCACTAAATGTTTCATAAGGATTGCCGTCCTTACGATCACCTAGTTCAACAAATGCAATGTGGTCAAGTCGATATGACTCTTGTGCAGTATAGGTAAACTTACGATAGAGGTCAAAGTAGTCTAAGTGAGAAACACCCTGTATATCAAATACCTGATGCTTACGACCCATCTTGAACACTTCTCTTGAGAATACACTTCTCCAAGGCGACAGTCGTTTAACCTCATCTTCTCCACACAACTTTTCAATACGATTACATAAATAAGGAATATCAAAGAACTCTGTGTTCCAACCTGTAATTATATCAGGTTGATGGCTTTCCCAGAATGAAAGGAACTCTTTGATTAGATGTAGTTCATCACTACATTCAACATAGGTCACATCATCTCGATTATTCTGGAATTTACCTACACCCCAAACAACAAACTTTTTACTCTGGTGGTTTTTTACTGTGATGGATAGAAGTGGTTCTACAGCTTCTTCTGGACTTGGAAATCCATTCTCACATTCAACTTCAATATCAATTGTGACAATAAGTATCTGGTCAACATCATAGTTTATTCTGTTGGGATACTCATCAGCAATATAGTTATAGGAATACATGGTACTACCATGAACCAACTCTGGTTGGTTCTTGTAGTTTTCAACCCACTCTTTTGCTTCTTTGATTGTATTGTGTTGAACAGGTGTTACATATTGTCCTTTGAGTGTTTTCCACTCTGTAGGAGAATTGACAGGAGCATAAAGTGTTGGCGAATATCTGACTTTACGACAGACACGTTCGCCATTTACTACTTCACGCAACAGTAGGGAATTACCCCATTGAAGAATATTTGTATAGAATTTCATTATGTAATAATACCACCTTTAGGGGTAAATGTCAAGAGTGTGTGTGTAATTATAAACTTTTACTTATTGAGAAAATTCCAGAGCTGTCACACCAATCAGTATCCCAACAATCTTTTTCATCAAGGTCAGTATCGACAAAACTAAATGAAAGGTCTAAACCATAAAAAGATTTAGTGAATGTAATAGAGTAGTCTGTGTAGTTATCTTCACCATTAGATAAGAATGCTTCATTTGCATCATTAACATCATTATCGGTGCTAGAATTACTGAAATCATTGTACCCAACATGAAAACTATAACTCCAACCAGCACGAAGTTCTAAGTCGTAATCAATATAAAAATAGTTGAATTTACCTGTTTCTTGCCAGTAGTCATCAGAAAATGCATAACCCACAGTTAAATCTTGGTATCCAACACTTCCATATACTTCTACATAATCAAGGTCACGATCTTTGTTGTATCCTTCACCAGAAAAATTAGTAGCATCAGCAGTTGGATAGTCATAGTAAATGACACCAATGTCATAAGAAAGAGCTTCTGTAATACTCCCACCATAACCAACATAGTAGTCTAGTTCCATTGCAGGATTTGAATTTCCTGTCAGTTCAAAATCCACTGTTGAACCCCAAGTTCCCACATAAATACCATTCTCAAAGGCAAGATCAAATCCCCCTTGTAGTGCTGGGCCTGTGTCATTTTGTGAAATCCCACGAAATTTATAGTCAGTTGTCAGTGTGACATTTGCTGATGTTTCAAGTGATTGTGCTGTTGATGGTAGTGCTAAGACTACAGCTAATACCATTGTCGCTGATATTGCATGTTTATAAGAATAGTTCATATTTTTTCCTTTTCATTTTTTATTTTTGTTAAAATTTCTTCGTTCGCCTGTAGGAATATTTCCAGTTAATTTCATAAGATAACTATCTACGATAGCCATAGATCGGTGACATAACTCAGGATGTGCTGGATATTCTAGCAACATCATTGGGATGCCCACTCGCCAACTACGATAGTTTCCATTATAAGGATTGTGTTCCGACATAACATATCTCCTTTATTACCATTGGTGTATACAATTAGCTATTATAGCTATACAAGTTACCACGTTCAACAACACCCAAAAAGTTCTTATGTATGCAACTTTATCTGCATTTCTATTGTCACTAAACGCCTTGTTTCCTAGTGCTTTACACCAGATTTTCCAATAACTACTCACTTCTTTTTTCTGCATTGGTTTTCTATATCCCATTCGCCTAAAGGAACACCAGCTGGTTTTAAAACAACATTCCTGAAAACTCCCCAAAGTTTGATAAATTCTTTTTGAGCTT